AACGGTTTCGCCTTCTTTAGCTAATACCGCATGGGATTTACTCTCATGCTTTGGTGTCCGCTTGGGTTTGTTATAACCCTCGAATTGCTCACCGCGATAGTTGATCATTTGCGCTTGGGTGCTGCTTTTACCTCAGAACGTGGCTTTAGCACTGGGTTGCCAGTGGATTCGGATTTAATGCGCAGCACTGGATCTTCCTTAGCACCTAGCCGCGTTACCTTGCCGCCGCTAGGGCCAGTGATAGTAGCGCGAGTGCCAGCAGTGCTAGTAACCACGCCATAGGTGGTCTTACCTTGATACTGCCAAGAGACGCGGGAGCCAACGCCGATAGCCATTTTACTTTTTGGGTTTGCGACTTTTGCCAGCTTTAGCGTAGGCGATCGCTGCTGCTTGCTTAGGTGGCTTGCCAGCTTTGATTTCAGCCTTAATGTTCGACTGAATCATGTCCTTGCCTTTACCTTTCTTTAATGGCACCGTAACGCTTGCGGAGGTCATCTAATGATAGCTCTGACCCATCGTCACGTACGAGCTTTGCCATGGCATCCCGGGCGCCATGCTTTTCAGCTAATTTATTGAAATAAACTACTTTATCTTTGCCTAATACTTCTTCCTGCACTGAACGCGGTTGATCTTTTAACCATTGGCCATAGTTTATATTTGCATCAACTTGACCGTCTTTACTGGCACGTGTGCCTTCTGGTGGTGGCGTAAAACCTAAATTTTCATAATCAATAACTGCTACTACTTTACTGCGGCAATTAAAATGCTGTGGTGGCATTGGGCCTTTGCCGTACTCAAATTCTTGACCATCTAATGCGCGGCATATTGCACTGGTTCTAGTGTCAAGTGCTGCTACATATTGATATTTCTTAGTAATGTCTTGGTTCGCTTCATATACAGCCATGCTGGCGGCATTAGCAACTTGATTGATGCTTGTACGCACAAGCGCCATGATCTGGTTGTCAGCTATAGAAGTTGATTGCCCGCCGGCTGCGATAATCTTTTTAAGCGTCCTATTGATCATGCTGGGCTCCTCACCAAATTGCAAGATGCCAATCAACCGCTTTGCGATATCAAATGTAGTTTCACCTGTTAAAAGCCCATTGCGTACCACTTGCCCAAATTGCTCAGCTTGATCAACGGCAATACCACGGAATGCTTTACTTACCACTTCGCCGTTAGGTAGCGTGATCGTCGCACCTTTTGCTGCGGTAAGGTTGAATGTCCCAGTGCCTGCTTGATTTGCTAACGCTTCCACGCCATAAACAGATTTGTATAGATCGTCCGATAATGCCACCACATTAAGTTGTGTTGGATCAGTTGTAACTACTGATTGCGCAAATTGCGGGCTGATTTCAACGGTATTGACTGCGCTGCGTGCGCCTGCTGGTAATGCCTTGCGCAGTTGTTCGGTAACAAAATCAGATTGCAGTTCCGCTAATCCTTGCAATTCTGTTGCCGTTAGCTGTGTCGCATCACCTGCCCAGGTGTTAAGGCTGTCTTTAGTTTGCGCAAGTATCGCACGTAACCTTGCTGCTTTGGCTGGTGAACTAATCGTAAGCCTGCCTTCTCCGCCTGCATCTGGCAGCAAATTTTGCAGTTGATTTGCAGCATCAATTATGATGTCGTTATACACTAATATTATTTGCTTAGCGACACTATTGCTGTAGCGGTTTAAATCAATTGCGTTACGAAATAGGGCCGCCGGTATCGTCATTCAGCCCTCCGTTAGCAGTTGCGCTTAGTTCTTCTTCTACATCAAAATCATCGCCCAATACCTCGCCATCTGCTAACTGTTGCAATAATGTTTCTTGCGTGATGGTGCCAGCGGTATAAAGCTGTAGTAATGCTTGGATCTCTTGAGGTTCTAGCCTTGCGCCAATAAAATCACGATTTACCAAGCAACTACCAGCCGATTCAGCAGTACCGAGATATTCAGCATGAAAGCGTAAGCAGTTATCAATCATGTCTTGCACGTTTTGGGCTACAACCATCATCGTTGAATCGCCTTGGCTGCGGTCAATGCGTTTTGCCTCTGCCGTTTCGGCGCTGAGTTTTTGTCCAAGTACGGCGCTTAAACCAAGCTCATTAATCTGCCCTGCAAGCTGCTCTAGCCGTTTGAATTGGTACTCAAAACTTGCACCACCTGGCTCTATAAATTCCGCCCTTCCATTCTCGGGAAATGCAATAGCCTCTCCTGGACCTGCTGATACCTCTTCCGCTGCTGAGGGGAAGCCAAAGAATGCCAACATCGGCACTGCTGATATATGTAGCTGGTTGTCAAGATCTGATTGTATTTGATAAGTTTTAAGGTTTAGTTCTGCAATATCTTCTAATGGTGGCCTTGATTCTAAATAACCAACACGGTTGCTATATGCAACGCTAAACGGTATCTCGCTAAGGCTTGTGTTGCCTTCTTCTACAATTTTAAACTCGCTGTTATCTTGCTTTTGATGTAGCTCGTATGCGCCTGGTGTTAAGACTCGAACCTGCTGCACTGCCTTCTCACCGTAATCACCATCAGGCACAATCACTGATTCCAGCAATCGCAACATCGTAAGTTGCTGCTGCCCGTCTTTTGCTTCAGTACGCCAACCTAATATTTGCCGTGGCGTGTAGGTGCACCAGTACGGTCTGCCGCCATCTGATGGTGCATCAACCAATGTGCCGATGTGGCCGTAACGTACCATCTTACGGGCTGACTCAAAAGTCCAAACATTTAGATCATTCCCCTGTAGATCAACGTCAAATAGTTGTTCACGTATATTGTCGCTGGTATCATTTAACCTGACGGGCTTACGTGTTAACATCCCTGCCAACATCCGCTCTAAGCGTTGATAGTACGGCGGGCAAACGCTACGTGCTAGGCGATTATCATAAGACTCATCCTGTTCGCGTGGTTCTTGCGGCAGATAGCGGCGATGCCTGCGCCTCATGCCGTAGGTGCCTCCCATTAAATCCTCAATCAGCATCCAATGTGGTTCTTGCGCATACCATGCAGTATTTGGATCCTGCACCTTCGTGACCTTACGGTCAGCAGTAGGCCGGTCGTAGAAAGAAAAACCTGAATACATGCAACCGGCCTTTGGTTAATAGATTCTAATGCCTGTACCGCGCCCAGCCCCAGCGTGTAGCGGGTTGAACTCACGCCATACTAGATAGCCCAATGCGTCTGTCATGTGGTCGTGCCCGCCTTCCTTATCTGGTGCGCCGTTATCGTTATAGCATTGTAACTCTAAACATTCAATCATGCGTTTGCAAGTGCTGCTGACTTGCAAACGGTGCTCCCCTTTACCATTTTCAAGTAATGCCTGCACTGCCGCGACGCGATCGCGCACAGGTGGATTGCTTTTAGGCGATTGGTTACTGATGCCATATTGCTCCAATATCTGAATATCGGTTTGCGTTGCATTTGTAGAGCGATTACCGCCGCTGGCGTCTGGGTAGCCATAAAGCCGATGGCCTGGATATCGCCTACGGATCTCAGCACCTAATGCATCGGTATCATGCGCACCGCTGATCTCATCAATGATTACTAAGCCTTTACCGCTACGAATACCAATAACCGCCGACATGTTGCCGATGTTAAAGTCAACGCCAATGCGCAATGGTTCTTCACTGTAATCCGGCAATTGCGTTACTACATGTTTCGCTCTATCAAACCTGTCATAAACAGTGCCAGTCGTAAGATTAATGAACTCACCGTCAAGGTAAGCACGTAATAAGTTTGGGTCGTAGTTAGCTTGCAACCGTTCAATAAAATCAGGCGGTAAGTGCGGATTATCAGCAGTGCGCATCTTGATCAGCTTTCGATCAGTACGTGATAATGCGTCCTCACTAGCAAACGTATTAAACATCCACCGAAAGCCTTCCGGTGTTGATGCAGCGCCAAATTGCCTTATGTTGCCAGCACGTAAGCGACCAAGGATTTTAGGAAATGCACGACTCGCGATAGATGGTGCAACAGTATCAATCTCATCTGCTAATACCCAGGCTAAGTTTAAGCCGATAATACGTGTCCAGTTCTCAAAGCTACGACATAGGATCTTGGTATCACCCAGTGGTAAATGCAGCACGTATTCCGGTAATGGGCTAGCGCGGTAAGAATATGGGATATTGTAGGACTCGAGAAAAGCATCAAAGTCATTTACAAAAATGTCCCGAATCAGCGGACCTGTGGGCTCTAGCACGCAGCCAATAAAGCCTTGGTTAGCTGCTGCAAGATGTACCGCTTTAGCACATAACGCTCGAGTTTTGCCTGCGCCATAGCCTGCTGATACGCCAAGGATTTGGGTTGTATGGTCATTTACAAAATCAAGCTGGCCTGGATGCAAATCGGCTTGGATTTGTCTTAATGTATCAGGTAAATCAAATGTTTCAATAAATGTTTGGTTTAATTCAATTTGTGCTAGTCGTTTAAGAATCTTCGACATCGACTAACTGCTCACCTGTTTTTGATTGTATTCGCAATAATAAATTACGTTCCTGTTCTGGTGATAGCTCAGATTCTGCTAATGCCTGCACTGCCAGTTCAACCCCTTCCTGCCTAGCGCGAACAATTGCAGCATTATCACTGTAATGTTTACGAAATGCAGGCGAATGCGTGAGCATCCACTGTGCATCTTTGGTGCTGCCTTCATCTGCTGCCTTTGCAATAATATTAGCCAGCCGCATTCCACCTTTAGCGCGACCTTCATCAATAGCTTGCAAAAGCAGAATTTCTAGCTGTGTGCCTTTGTCTGTTTTTGCGTTAGCGATCCATTCGTTAATTGCTCGATATGAGACGCCAACAGCGGCTGAGATGTGCTCTAACGGCCCGCCAAATTCAGATAAAATACGCACCTTTTCTATAAGTTCATAATTGAGCTTATAGTGTTTGCGCATTAAATTAGCCATTAGTTCCTAACTTGAAAAGTTGAGCTATTTGAATTTATTGTAACCGGTCAGCCGATACTGCACGCGCTATTGCCTTGGGCAGGTTCCACGTGGAATGCTTCATCTAATAAATCTATGACGGTTTGGTAAGCAGCAATCAAATCAATCAGTTCAGCAGCATCCAACGGCTCGCCATCGTCTTGCGCATTATCACGCACAGCAGCGGCCACAGCGGCTGCTTCCCGCATCAGGTGATGCAGACGTTCAATCACTGGTGCTTGTTTGGCTGAGGGCATTGTGGAGGCGCTGGCAACGGTGTGATGGTAGTCCGCTGTGGTTAATCGGTCAAGGGTTTGGTTTCTTACGCTTCTTACGGTCTCTTACGGTAAGCGTAAGACTGAGATCGCCCGCCAGCACAGTGATTTTCCTCTTTCTTACGTTTCTTACGGTAAAAAAGGTATATAGATAGACTAGAGAAGCAAAAAAATAAAAGGTGTTTGATTTTATTTTTTTTATTTGCTATTTATAGAGAGCTATACCTTAAAAAGCGTAAGAAGCGTAAGAAGCGTAAGAAATGAGTGGTGGCAAGGGTTTTCAGTCTTACGGTCTCTTACGTTTCTTACGCTTGTATGGCTTCTAACGGTATTTTGACGGCACGACCTGACATGCCAGAGCCTTTGAAATAAATTACGCCAGCTTTTACAGCGTTAGGAATACGAGCCAAAATCACGGACCAACAATTTGCCCAGGCCGTATCACGCAAGATATTGCCGATTGCGTCGGCAGTATTTGACACGTAGATGGC